CTTGGAATCCATCGTCAGACGCATCACAGAATCGAATCGACAGTTCCGGGACAGGTCGTCAGATCTGGCAGCCCGGACTGTCGGTGCGATCAGCAGGAGTGCATTCGATGAACTCAATGGAATCGTCAGAGCCGCTGAAGAAAGTGGGGAAGGCAGCTCTGTCCCGCTGGAAGCTGGAGACTCTGACGGGCCTGCTGGGAATGCGATCGCTCCAAAATCATCAGGCGGAGACGGAAAAGAACATCAGGGCGGAGAACCAGTGCGTCCGGAGGAAGCTCTGGGGTGAAGACACAGAGCAGACAGGCGACAGCGAGGGCGACATGGGGCACACTGTTCTGGGCGATTATCACAGCCCGACGCCAATTGTGATTGGTCAACAGTCCTCAGGCAGCAGCCTCGGGAAGCTGCTGGCAGCCGTTGCGATCGGCACACTGATCCCTACGGCCGGAATCGGTGGATTCGCGATCTCGAAACTGCTGCAGTCACCAGTTCCGCAGTCACCCACGCCAGCGGTCCAACCGAAAGAATTCACTGATGAATCTCTGGACATCGGCCTTCTGAGATTCGACGACCTGCAAAAGTAATCCACCATCGCCTGGCAAACTGAAACCGCATGTCCAGCATTCTCAACTGGGATGAATCTGAGTCTGTCACATATGCTGACGACACAGATGACGTGAAGGCGATTCGCCGAGACTGCCGCTCGGTCGAAGAGTGGCAATCCCATTTACTGCGATCGCTCCAGTCCAGCGGTTGGACACTCGGCATGTTGTTGTACCTGCCAGCTCCTCTTCCGCTTCATTGGTTCATGCTGCTGAAGCATGAATGCAGTTTCCGCCTACTTGATGAGTTCACACACAGAGCCTCGAAAGCGGCTCAGCTCTGTGGCGATGATCGCAAACTCTGGATGTCGCTGGCCTGCAAGTCGCTCTCGCTACGCGGATGGACGCCGACAATGCTCGCAAAGGCCTGGCGAATTCCTAAGACGAACATCTATCGCTTTCTGGAAACGCCACTCGGCTAAATCCGCACAGCATCCAGATGCCTGCAGTATTCGTCCATCGAATGGTCTGCAATGCCATCGCCAAAGACACCGGACAACATTGGTTTGATTCGCTGGATCGCACTGAGCAGCCAGCCAGGATTCTTTGTGATCATGCTGCCGGGCCAGATGTAAAGTTCTTCGCCTGTATGGCAGTACCCGGCGTTGAACGGTGGCACCAGCGGAACAATGTCGTTGTTGTTGCGGAATCGCATGTGTCCGAAATCGGCAAAGCCGGCGGCACCGCGAGCGTACTCCGCGAACTCTTCGTCTCCGACTCGCATGGATCCAAAGGTGATCGTGCCTGCAGATCGCAGCCCATTGATTCGCATGGAGGCCAGTGTCAGCGTCGCCAACGCACCGCCCTGTGAATGGCCGGCCAGAAAAACTTTCCGACCTCGCTGAACGTGCCATCGGATCGCCTGCAGGACTTCGCGGTTGACTCGCGAAAATTGTTCCGCGATGCCGGCATGCACAAGTCCCGGAATCACTCCGCAGACGACTTGCTGGGTTGTTGCGTTTGACCTGACCTGAGCACGGTTCAGAATGTTGGTGCCTCTCCAGATCACGATCGCAGAAGGCGCGGGACCGTCGTCGCGGTAGACGATACCACAGACGGCGGACAGATCGTTGCTCGCAATCACGCGGTCGAACTTCCACCCATCAATCGCCAGCAGCTCGGGCAGATCCTCGCGCCGGCCGTAGATTGCTCGACACAGTTTCGCGCACGTGCGAGCCATCGCCAGCATCGGCCGCGTCACAGATTCATCGATCGTCGGTGAACCGTCCGGCAAAGTCATTTCGCGCAGGTATTTCTTGCGGAGTGCATTGATCACGAAACCAACGACGCTGAGCACCGTGGCAAGAATGGAAGTAAGCGTCAGCATCGGAATCTCCTGTGGTTCAATCTGCAATCTGGAATCACCAATCGGCATTCCTCAATTCCGTCCGCATCGGACTGGTTTTTAGAATTCCGATGGCCATTGCCCCGAAATCTCGATCTCGCAAACAGCCCGAAACGCGTCGCTTCAGTCGTGGCCGTCCGTACCGACGCGCGAGACAAGCGTGGTTTGATTCGGAAGCGAAAAACCGACTGTGCGCGGAATGCCTGAAGCAGGGCAAAACGACCGAAGCAACGGAGCTCGATCACATTCAGCGAGCTGCCGATCGTCCGGACTTGTTCGACGATCCCAGCAACTGGCAACCGCTCTGCCGTGAATGCCACGAAGCAAAAACGGCAAGGGAAAATGGTGTTCAGTTTCCAGAGTTCAGTGTTCAGGAAACCCATTGCGATTCACTGAAAACTGAAAACCGAAAACTGAAAACCGGAGCGAAGCGACCATGACGCGCGGACGACCTCGCAAACCGACCGAAGTCAAGATCGCCCAGGGAACCAACCGGCCTGATCGAGACATGTCGATCAAGATGAACGAAGGAATCCCCGATCCGCCGGGCTATCTGTCCCCACAGGCCTTGATCCACTGGGACCGGATGGTGGCGGCATGCAGAAAGGTCCGGACGCTCACAGAGGCCGATGGGGACGCGCTCGCCATGCTCTGCGTTTCGTTCGAGGAATGGAGATCGGCCGACATCATCGTTCGTGATGAGGGCGAAATCTGCCACGCCGAACACATGACGAAAGCGGGCGAAACGATCAAGGGGGGAGCCTATCAGCATCCAGCTGTGGGCATTCGCACGAACGCCTGGAAGAAGATTGTGAAGATGCTTCGCGAATTCGGTCTGACACCAAGCGCTCGAGCTGGAATGAAGATGGCCGCACATGAAAAAGAAGAAAACCCGATCGCAGAAGCCCTCAAAGCCATGTCGAAAGCGGCGTTCTCCGGCTAGGGCCAAAGATCCCGTCCTGAAGCCGACCAACGGCACGCCCGACTACTCCGCAGACATCAAAGCCTACATGGAATCGGTCCTCAGTGGCGAGCTGCCAGCGGGACGCATGCAGATCCTCGCTGTCATGCGGCAAATCGATGACATGAAGAACGCTCACAAGCGTGGCTGGAAGTTCAACGCGGTCATTGCCAACTATTCGATCTGGTTCATCGAAACCGCCTGCGTGCACACGAAAAACAGCGTTGGAGCGAAGGCAGGCGACCCGCTGAAGCTCACACCGACTCAAAAGTTCATCGTCTGGTGCCTTTTCGGGTGGCGGGATGCCGCCGGATATCGTCGATTCCAGAAAGCCTACCTCGAAGTGGCTCGAAAATACGGCAAATCGACCTTCGCAGCCGCCATTCTGCTGCTGGTGTTGATCATGGATTTCCCTCAGGAACCGGAGGCGGAAATCTATTGCGCGGCGACGAAGGAAAAACAGGCTCAGATCGTGTTCAATCTGGCCAAATCCATGGCCCGAAAGTCGCCAATCCTGAGGCCGCTGCTGCAGTTCCTGACCAAATCGATGATCTATTCGGCTCTCGACAGCTTCGTACAGCCTCTGGGAAGCGATTCGGACGGCACGGACGGGCTAAACCCCTCGGTTGTCATCAAAGACGAGCTACACGCGTGGCAGAAGCGTCATCAGGGCTTTCATGAGAAGCTGGAGACTGGCGACGGCGCCCGAATGCAGCCTCTGGGCATCACGATCACCACGGCCGGGGACGATCGGGCCAAAATCTGGATTGAGGAACGGGACTGGATCGTTCGCTCGGTGGAATCTGTCATCACCGGCGAAATCGTCGACGATCGGGCGTTTGGGTTCATCTGCTGCATGGATGTCAGCGAATGGCAGTGCGTTGTCTGCAAGGGGACCGGGAAACGCGACAAAAAGAAGTGTGGAGTCTGCTGCGGACAGGGCAAGCTGGCTGCCGATCTGCCGTTCTCGCCCAAATCGAAGACAGATCCCTTCGACAAACGCATCTGGACGAAGGCGAACCCGAACATGGGCTATTCGGTGGACTTTTCGAAGTACGAAAAGCACATCAACCGAGCCCTCAAATCGCCGATTTATCGCAATACGGCTCTGCGATATTACGGCAACGTGATGGTCAGCAGCTCGGAGCAGCTCATCGACCCGCAACTCTGGGCACGCTGCAGCGGAAAACCGTATATCCACGATGGCCAGTACTGCCGTGGCGGCATCGACCTGGCTCGCTGTGATGACTTCGCGAGCTGGTCTCTGGTCTTTCCCGGACTGCTGGATGAATCACCGACGGCAGAAGACATTGAAGACGGCTTGTCTGTGCTGCACACGTACGACGTTCTCAGCAAGAGCTACACCTGCGAAGCTCGCGCAGAGGAAATGCAGAACTCTCAGATCGATCAGTGGATCGAAAACGGTCTGCTGGAGTGTCATCCGGGCGACCAGGTCGACTTCGAACAGATCATTCACGACATCGTGGAAGTCAGCAACAAGTATGCGGTTCTGTCGTGGGCGTTCGACCAGCAGTTTGCCGTCGGTCCGGCACAAGTGATGATCAATCGGCACGGGCTGAACTGCACTCGGTTCACACAGAACCCGTCCTGGTACAATCCGGGTGTCCGGGAGCTGCTGCGAGCCCTCCGACGTGGCGACGTCTCGCATGATGGTGACCCTGTGTTGGCATGGCAAGCGGAAAACCTGATCGTGGTTCGCGATGCTCGCGATTTGTGGATGCCGGACAAGGGTCACAAAGAGAAGAAAATCGACGGCATGGTGTCGATGCTGATGGCCATCTGTGACTGCCTGTTCCACGCTTCCGAGGACGACGGGCGGCGTTCGGTCTACGATACGAGGGGAATTCTGACGATCTGAGACTCATGGACGATTGTTTCCGCGAGAGCATCCAACGACATCGCATCGAGCACCGTCAGACGCGACACGTGGGCAGAAAAAATTTCACCCTGACAGCAAAGAGTGATTCTATACGAGTCCTGCTGCTGCTTTTTGCTGAGAATTCTTTGCAGTGGGCGTCCCTGTGAGTCGCACACTTCAGCGACACGTCTCATCAGCAGGTGGATTCGGTTTGCGAAGTCTAACGACGCATCGGACGGCCTTTGCATGATTACTCCTCTCGCAGCATGGTATCGTCCGTAAGCGACGATTCCCCGGCGGCTGGTGTTCTCACCGCTTCGTTTTTGGACGAAGCTCCAGTTCCAGCACTTCGCAAATTTTGGACAACAGCACAGAACCCAATCCGCAGCGGCCTGTGAGGTATCGTCGAACGGCTTCCTTGTTCGGGCTGCCTTGGCAGCGATTGGAAATTTCGTAGGCAGACAGCCCGAGTTCTTCCGCTCGGGCCGCGATGACGGACTGCAGATGATCGTCGCTCATTCCACTTCGCCGTCGATCGTGAATGAGATGCCAGGATGGCGACGCGATCCGGCAGTGAAAAGGCCAGTCTCGTGACAGTAGGTCACGTGGAGTCTGACGTCTCCGGTGTTGCCGAGAACGTCTTCCGCGTTATTTGCGAAGAGGTCCGGCAGAGCTTTCATCGTTCTGCCGTCTGGAATCAATGACAGCTCGCCGCATGGATTCTGCTTCGCATGTTCGATGAACCGATTCATCAGATCTCGGTTCACGTCGACGTATCGCTTAACACTCTTCGCTGCCTGATGTGGAACTGTCTTCATCGTTCTGTCTTTCATTGGCTCGAAACCCGTCGAGGCGCATCAGACGTGACTCGTGTCTGATGGTGCTAATGTATCGTACGTTCGTACGCTACGCAATAGCCTGTTTTCAGATTTTTCGAAAATCGCCAAACCCTGCGTTCTGTTCGCGGAGCGAACAACGACTCTTCGTCCGCAAGCGACGGATTTCCGTGGGGAATGACTCCTTCGAAGGCTTCATTTCCCATGCTGCAAACTATTCGTTCGTTAGGTCGCAGTCTCTCCAATGGCGTCGCGCGGCGGTTTGGATATATGCCCGTCGATGCTGATGACGGTGGCGACAGTTGGTTCCGTGAAACGGACTCCGGCGAAGTCGTTGACAGGCACAACGCCTACACCTACGCGCCATGGTTTCGAGCCATCAATCTGGTCAGCAGTACCGTCGCCAAGACGTCCTTGTGTCTCTGGGAGCAGAAGGAAGGCAAATGGGCGAAGGCCCGGAATCATTTTGCCTACAAACTGCTCTGCGGGCACGGCAAGCCGAATGATGAGACTCTGAAGTATCACTTCATGCAGACTCTGACCGCTCACGCCATGGGGCACGGTGGCGGATTCGCCTACATCTACCGCGACGGCGTCGCCAAAGCGACGGAGCTGCTGCAGCTGCGTCCAGATCGTACCTTTCCGGTTCGCGAAAACGGTCGGCTGATGTTCGTCACGTGCATCGGTGGCGACTACGGCGCAGCCGGCACAGAAATCGTGAAGCTGCTTGCCGAAAACGTGCTGCACATCCACGGCCTGGGCTGGGATGGTCTGACCGGCTACAGCGTGATGGAACTGGCCGCTCGTAATCTCGGCAGTGCGATCGCAAAGGAAAAATTCGGGGCTCGGTTCTTCCGCAATTCCGCAACTCCGGGCGTCATCATCAAGACGCCTCGAAAACTCTCCGAACCTGCGATGAAGCATCTGAAAGACTCATGGCAGTCCCTGCGAACCGGCCTCGACGAATGCCACAAGCCGATCATTCTGGAAGATGAGGCCAGCTTAGAAGCGTTTACACATACCGCAGCGGATTCACAGTTGCTGGAATCGGTCCAGTGGGATCCCGTCACAATCTCGAACTTCACCGGCGTGCCTCCGCACATGCTGGGCGTGCGTGGCTACAACAGCAACAGCACGCTGGAAACGCAGTCTCAGAACCTGATCGACTTCACGATTGATCCATGGTTCATTCCGTGGGAAGAAGAGTGCAATGACAAGCTGCTGCGCGAGTCTGAGAAGTCCTCTGAATCTCACTACTTCGAGTTCGAACGAAAAGATCTGATCCGCGTCGACAGCGAGAAACGCGCATCTACCAACCGGTCTGCTCTCGGTGGCCATCCGTGGAAGAAGATCAGCGAAGTCCGCGAAGAGGAAGGACTGGACGAAGAAGAAGACACCGACTTCATCCCTTCTCCGCTCAACATGCAGGGCGGCGATCCTGCAGGAACCGACGCGGAAAACGGCGACCCTGCAGGCGACACAGAATCTCAGATCTCGAATTTGAAATCTCAGATCGATGAGCTGAAAGGCCAGCTCGAGCAGAAATCCCGCAAGCCACGGCGAGCGGCTGGGCGTCAGCCCTCCGTGTCGAAGCGCGACGCGAACCCAGAGCCGCAGACACCGAGGGCTGACGCCCAGCGGCTCGCCATGCACCAACTGTGGTCTGACACGATCGGCCGCATGTCGCGACGTCTGGCCACCGCGAAGAGCCGCAACGCCACTCTGGACAAAACCGCGTTGCTCTCAGAACACGGAGATACCTTGCGAGCGGCATTCGGGCCGCTGTGCAGTTTGAGCGGAAAGGGCGATGCCGATGAGCCTGGCAAAATTGCTGAACGAATCTGTGAATTCATCGCCAGCGGAAAAGACGCGGAGTCAACAGCCAGCGAAATCACGAAACAGGTCTGCGATGTCTGAGCTGAATCGCTGGCTGGTTGTTGCGGGCGGTCTGCTGACTCTGATCGGTGGCGTGATGTGTGCGCTGCTGGGATGGATCTGCCTGTCGATCAACGATCTTTCAGTGTCAGTCGCGGAACTCCGCAAGGAACTTGAAATCGTAAGCCCGCGCGAAGTGCTGCAGGCAGTCCATCAACTCGATACCCGTTTGACCACGATCGAAAAGAGCCAGCCATGATCATGAAACGTGAAGACGAACCAACAAAGCGAAGTCGATGCGTCCCTGAAGCCTTTCGAGGTCTCAAAGCGGCTGAGCTGCGGTCTGAAGGCGATACGCCCAAAGTCATCACCGGCTATGGCGCGGTTTTTTATAACGCGAACGACCCGGGCACAGAGTATCGGCTCTGGCAAGACTACTACGAACGCATCATGCCAGGTGCCTTCGATCGAGCACTGCGCGAAGATGACGTCCGCTCGATGTTCAACCACGATTCCAACCAGCTGCTCGGCCGTCGGGCCAACAAGCAGAACGACACGCTCCGGATCAGCGTGGATGGTGTTGGTCTGCGGTACGAGGTCGACGTTGATCCGAACGACCCGACTCATCAGGCTCTCATTCCGAAGCTGCGAGCGGGCAAAGTCGACGGCGCTTCGTTCATGTTTGAGGTCACGGGCCGCAACTGGCGAGAAGAACAGCGTGGCGAAGGCGACAACAAACGGGACGTGACAATTCTGGAGATCACCGAAGTACGTCTGTGGGAACTTGGGCCGGTGGTTTTCCCCGCCTACGAATCCGCCACCTCCGAAGCCAGAGCGCTGGAACGTCGCGAGCTGGATGACTTCCTGAAGCATCGCAACAACGACAGTGACGCGAAGCTGAAGCTGTTACGCATGCGAACAGAACTCAACATGAGGATGGCTGGTCTATGAACCTCGATACCTTCCTTGCCCCGGCCAAAGTGTGGTACCAGGTCATCAACGACACCTGGACCGGCAAGGCACCTACCGGTGCGAAGCGTTCACCGAAGTGGCCAAAGGTCCGCGATGAATTTCTGAAGACTCATCCCGTCTGCGAATGTTGCGGCGGCAAAGTGTCGCTGGAAGTGCATCACGTCGAACCGTTCCACATCAACCCGGAACGCGAACTGGATCCAGAGAACCTGATGACGCTCTGCGAGTCCAAACGGTACGGCGTCAACTGCCATCTGTTCGTGGGTCACCTCGGCAACTACTCGCGATGGAATCCACTGGCCCGCATCGACGCCATCCTCTGGGCCGCCAAGCTCAGCGGATGGTTCGCGGAGCAGTTTCGAAAGCTGAAAGCGGAAAGCGGAAAGCCGGGGAAACGGTAGCTCACGGCTTTCCGCTTTCCGCTTTTCGCTTTGACCCGAATCCGTCCGCTTTGGACGTTTTCGAGCATATTCAAAAAGAATTTTTGCCCAGTCAAAAATTCTTCTGCGCCCAGTCGCGACGGTGTCCTTTCGCTTTGGCCGGTCTCCGACCGAGCCGCCATTCCATTCAGATCGGAAAACTGAACCATGAGAACCCTTGCGACCTACTGTGCGATTTTCTTCGCCGCGTTCCTTGTCCTCGGACTGCCCGTCGCCTGTATCACACCTGACGCCATTGCCTGCGTACAATCGATTGACCTGCAATCGGTGTTGCCCGCCCTGAGCATGCTTGCCATCGGACTCGTCGCCACCGCTCCCGAAGAACGACTGAAGGAAATCCGCGGCATCAAGTCGCCGAAACTGTTGCGAGAAACTGTCAGCGAGCTGAACAAAGAGATTCAGAAACATCGCGACAAGATCAACGACGACAAGTACGAATGGCGGCAGGAAGATCAGACCAAAATGGAAGTGCTCTTTTCGGAGCGTTCCGAGTGTCTGAACCGTGCCGAATTCCTTGAAACCGCTGAAGGCGTCTTCAACGACATCGAACGTTCGAACGGCGGTGGAGGCGGTGGAAATCCACCACGTCCGAACCTGCGACAAGATCCGGAGCCACGTGGCGGCGGCGACAATGCTCCGCTGACGCAAGCTCAGCGTGATGACGCACAGAACTGGGCCATCGCTCGCACGCTGGGCGTGCGATTGAGCGCTGCGAATTCTGCTCTCGTGAAGCGAGCTGCAGAATCAAACGTGTTCCGCGGCAAGGGCAACCAGATTGAAGTGATGGCCGGAAACATCACTCAGGAATTCCGCGAAATGCAGCGACAGTTGCGAGCGGGACGGACTCTGGAAAGCATCGAAGCTCGAGCGCTGACGGTGAACACGGGAGCCAGCTCAGCCGGTTACTTCGGCACGTCCGGGTTTATCGCTCAGATCGAACGCATCATGCTCTACTTCGGCCCGATGCTGCAGGTCTGCCGAGTGCTCAGCACGAACGACGGCCGTGCGATCGACATGCCGACGGTGGACGACACCGCGAACAGCGGCACAGACGTCGCTGAAAGTGCAAGCGTGGCAACCGCAACCGATCCGACGATTGGCGAAGTGTCATGGCTCACTCGCAAGATCGCGTCAGACAAGGTGCTGTATACTGCGGAAGCGGAAGAAGACAGCGTGTTCGACCTGTTCAGCCTGATCGTTGATTTGCTCGGCGAACGAATTGCCCGCAAGGCCAATGCTCTGTGGACACTGGGCGGCACGAACATCACGGGCGTTGTGCCCGGTTGTACCGCTGGCAACACCGTGACTTCGGCGAGCGTCGTCACTCCCGTGACTCACGACGTGGCCCTCGCTACGGCGCTGATCTCCCTGATCAACAGCGTTGATATTGCATACCAGTCAGCCGGTGCTGTGCTGATGTGCAACCAGGTGCATTTGACCCGTCTGGCGACTCTGCAGGACTCCGCCGGCCGCTGGATGTACAGCGTGAAGGACGGCATGCTCGACAGCTTCAAAGGCCGTCCGATCAAGCCAAACAACAACATGGTGACCACGCTGGCTGCCGGTCGTCCGTTCATCTTCGGCGACTTCTCCAGCTACTGGTGCCGAGTCGTCAAGAACGTGCGAATTCGACGCATGGTCGAACTGCACAGCGACACGGATCAAGACGCCGTGCAGTGCTTCCGACGCATCGGCGGCAACTTCGCCAATACGAAGGCTGTGAAGGCTCTTGTGTTGACATAATTCTCCCGGCGAGCGGTTGGCTTTGGCCAGCCGCTCGCTTTCGTTTCACCTCTGCATTCAGACAGCGAACTCATCATGCGAATCCGACTCATCGGCACCGTCAACATTCCACCGGTTTTCGG